GGGGCTTCCGGTCCGTCATCCTGACGAAGGTCAGGATCCATTCCCGCTCCGCGAGACTATCGGGCGCTGCGCGAATGGATCCCGGCCTCCGCCGGGATGACGAAGGAGGGGCGATGTGCCGAGTGGGTTCGGCATGATGTTGGGGCTGGGTTCCCAATGCGGTCGGGCGAAGGGCTGGCGAGAAGTATCGAAACGAAATGGAGTGGACGATGCGGAGGGACGAGACGCACACCGCCGCCGATCTCGCGCGCCTGCCCGATACGGAGCGGGCGCGGATGCTGCGGCTGATGCCGGTGGCGCAGGCCGAGGCGCTTCGATCGGACTGGCGCTTCTGGGCGAGGCCGGAGCAGCTTGCGCCCGACCATGACGATTGGCGCATCTGGCTGCTGCTGGCGGGGCGCGGCTTCGGCAAGACGCGGGCCGGGGCGGAGTGGGTGCGCTCCATCGCCGAAGCCGACGGCGGCGCCCGGATCGCGCTGGTGGGCAGCACGCTGGCCGAGGCGCGGGCGGTGATGGTGGAGGGGGAAAGCGGCCTTCTCGCGATCGCGCCCGACGCCGCCCGCCCGGTGTGGGAGCCGTCGCTGCGGCGGCTGACATGGCCGAGCGGCGCGGTGGCGATGCTCTACTCCGCCGCCGAGCCCGAGGGCTTGCGCGGGCCGCAGCACAGCCATGGCTGGTGCGACGAGATCGCCAAATGGCCGCACGGCCCGATGGCGTGGGACAATCTGATGCTGGGCCTGAGGCTGGGCAAGCGGCCCCGCGTCGTCGCGACCACCACGCCGCGCCCGGTGCCGTTGGTGCGGGCGCTGGTCGGACGGGGGGATGTCGCGGTCACCGGCGGGCGGAGCGTGGATAACCGCGCGAACCTGCCGCCGGATTTCCTGGGCGCGGTCGAGCAGGCCTATGGCGGCACGCGCTTCGGGCGGCAGGAGCTGGACGGCGAACTGATCGAGGAGGTCGAGGGCGCGCTCTGGAGCCGCGAGCTGATCGAGCGGTGCCGGGTGCGCGCGGCGCCGGAGGCGGTCCGCGTCGTGATCGGGGTCGATCCCCCGGCGGGGGCGGGCGAGGGCTCGGATGCGTGCGGGATCGTGGTTGCCGCGCTCGATGCGGAGGGCGTCGGCCATGTGATCGAGGATGCGAGCGTGCAGGGGCTCGGGCCGGAGGGCTGGGCGCGCGCCGTGGCGTCGGCCGCCGAGCGACACCGCGCCGATCGGATCGTCGCCGAGGCGAACAATGGCGGGGCGATGGTTGAAAGCGTGCTGCGCGCGGCGGACTCGCGGCTGCCCGTTCAGCTCGTCCATGCGCGGCAGGGCAAGGCGGCGCGGGCCGAGCCGGTGGCGATGCTCTACGCGCAGGGGCGGGTGCGCCATGTCGGCGGCTTGCCCGAGCTCGAGGATGAGATGGCGGGGCTGCTGATGGGCGGCGGCTATGCTGGCCCCGGCCGCTCGCCGGACCGGGCGGATGCGCTCGTCTGGGCGCTGACCGCACTGATGCTGACGGGCGGCGGACGCCCGCAGGTGCGGCGGCTTTAAGGTTCTTCTTCAGGAGACGATCATGCGGCTTTTCGGATGGAAGGCGGCCCGCCCCCAGGCGCGGCCGGCGCTGACGCGCGCCCTCGGCACACTGTTCCAGCCCCCCGGCGGCGACTGGCCGAGCGGCTATGAGGCGCAGGTGCGCGCGGCCTATCTCGGCAACGCCATCGCCCAGCGCGCGGTGCGCATCGTGGCGGAGGGCGCGGGGAGCATCGCCGTCGACGCCACGCCCGAGGGGCATCCGGCGGTCCGCCTGCTGACCGGGCTGATCGAGACGGCGGCGACGCACCTCCTGCTCCACGGCGACGCCTATGTGCAGATCCTGACCGACGCGGACGGCGCGCCGGCGATGCTCTATGCGCTCCGGCCGGAACGCCTGACGATCGAGGCCGACGCGACCGGCTGGCCCGCCGCCTATCTCTACCGGGCGAGTGGCGCCTCGATGCGTATTCCGGCCGCCCCCGCCGATGGCCGGCCAGGCCTGATCCACATCCGCACGCTGAACCCGCTCGACGATCATTATGGTCTGGGCTGTCTCGGCGCGGCTTCCGGGCCGGTGGCGATCCACAATGCCGCGACGCGCTGGAACAAGGCGTTGCTCGACAATGCCGCCCGGCCGTCCGGCGCGCTGGTCTACGAGACGGGCGACGGGGCGACGCTCAGCCCCGAGCAGTTCGAGCGCCTGAAGGCCGAGATGGACGCGAGCTATACGGGCTCGGGCAATGCCGGGCGGCCGATGCTGCTGGAGGGCGGGCTCAAATGGCAGGCGCTGAGCCTCACGCCGGCCGACATGGACTTCAACAACCTCAAGGCCGCCGCCGCGCGCGAGATCGCGCTGGCCTTCGGGGTGCCGCCGATGCTGCTCGGGCTGCCGGGCGACAACACCTATGCGAACTATAGCGAGGCCAATCGCGCGCTGTGGCGGCTCACCATCCTGCCGCTGGCCGCCAAGATTCTCGACGCGATCGGGACGGCGCTCGGCGTGTGGTGGCCCGAGCTGAAGTTCGCGATGGACCTCGATTCCATCCCCGCGCTGGCGGTCGACCGGCAGGCGCTGTGGAGCCAGGTCACCGCCGCCGACTTCCTGAGCGAGGACGAGAAGCGCGCCATGCTGGGCTTCGGCCCGCGCGGAGGTGCGGCATGAGCGCCGACACCGAGAGCGCGGTCCTCGCCCGCCTGATGGAGCAGGGCCGCGAGCAGGGAGGCGATCTCCTGACGCTCCGTGCGCTGGCCGAGGAGGCGAGCGAACTGGGCGCCGCGCGGGCGCTGGAGCGGCTCGGCCTCGCGGATACGCGGGCGCGCGCCGATCTCGACCAGCTCCGCGAGCTGCTGTCGGCATGGCGCGATGCCAAGCGGACGGCGCGGGATGTCGTTGTCGGCTGGGTGGTGCGCGTGGTGCTGGCGCTGCTGATGCTGGGGCTGGCGGTGCGGCTCGGGCTCGTCGCGCTGGTGCGGCCATGAAGCGGCTGCGCTTCGCGGGCTATGCCGCGCTGTTCGACAAGGCGGATCGCGGCGGCGACGTCATCCGGCGCGGCGCTTTCGGCCGTGCGGTGGTGGCGGGGCCGAAAGGCATTCCGCTCCTCTGGCAGCACCAGCCCGGCCGCCCGATCGGCCGCATCGAGAGCCTCGCCGAGGATGCGCGGGGCCTGCGCGTCATCGGCCGTTTCACCCCCGAAGCCCGACACGCCGCCGAGGCCGCCGCGCTCCTGCGGGACGGCGCGGTGGGGGGCCTGAGCTTCGGATACCGCGTCCGCGCCAAGCAGAACCGGCCGGGTGGCCGCGAGCTGACCGACCTCGATCTGGTCGAGGTCTCGCTCGTCACCTTCCCGATGCAGCCGGGCGCCCGCGTCCATGCCGTCCACGAGGAGGAAAGCGAATGACGTCCGTCACTTACGAGGAGAAGAGCATGATCGAGACCAAGGCCGATCCGCTGGAGGCGAGCTTCGCCGGCGCCGAGGACATCGCCGAGCTGCGCGCCGGCATGGCCGACCTCAAGGCCAAGCTCGACGGCGCCACCATCGCCGCCGCGCGCCCCGCGCTCTCCGGGGCCGGCACCCGCGCGCCGGAAACCAAGCAGTTCGTCGACCGCTATCTCCGCCACGGCAACACCGCCGCGCTGGAGGTGAAGGCGCTCGACGGCGCGACGGGGGCCACCGGTGGCTATGCCGTCCCGACCGAGATCGATGCCGCCGTGGATTCGACGCTCGCCAGCCAGTCGCCGATCCGCGGCATCGCCAATGTGGTGCGGGTGGGCTCGTCGGGCTATCGCAAGCTGGTGGCGGTGGGCGGCTTCGCCTCGGGCTGGGCGGCCGAGGATGCGGCCCGTGCCGAGACGGCGACGCCGACCTTCGCCGAGATCGCGCCCTCGATGGGCGATCTCTTCGCCAACCCGGCGGCCACCCAGCAGATGCTCGACGACGCGGCGTTCGACGTCGAGACCTGGCTCGCCGGCGAGATCGGGCAGGAGTTCGCCCGCGCGGAAGGGGCGGCCTTCGTCAACGGCGACGGCGTCAACAAGCCCAAGGGCTTCCTCAAGGCCCCGATCGCGGCGCAGGACGATGATGCGCGGCCCTTCGGCACGCTCCAGTATCTCGCTACCGGGGTGGACGGCGATTTCCCGGCGGCCTCGCCCGAGGACATCCTGATCGACCTCGTCCAGTCGCTGCGCGCGCCCTATCGCGGCGGCGCGGTGTTCGTGATGAACAGCTTCACGCTCGCCTTCATCCGCAAGATGAAGACGGCGGACGGCGCGTTCATCTGGCAGCCCGGCCTCGCCGTCGGCCAGCCCGACACGCTGCTCGGCTATCCGGTGGTCGAGGCGGGCGACATGCCCGACATCGCCTCGGGCTCGACGCCGATCGCGTTCGGCAACTTCAAGGCGGGCTATCTCATCGCCGATCGCGGCGAGACGGCGGTGCTGCGCGATCCGTTCACCGCCAAGCCCTTCGTCCACTTCTACGCGACGCGGCGCGTGGGCGGGCAGGTCTCCAACTCGGAGGCGATCAAGCTGCTGAAGTTCGCGGCGGCCTGATCCTTCGATCGCCCGACATGTCCGGCCGGGGGCGACCCCCTCGGCCGGATTTTTTGTGCCTGTTTCCCGTCGGGAGTGTCGATCATGCGCCCCATTCATGCTGCTGTCACCACGTCGCCCGGCGCGACGTTCGATTATTCCATCCACTGGCCGCGCGCGGCGCTGCTCGGCGTGCCGATCGTCGAGAGCGACTGGGCCTCGATCCCGGAGGGGTTGCGCTTCGATCCCGTGCTGGGCGAGGCTTCGACCGGAGCGCGCATCTCGGGCGGCGTGGCGGGGGAGCGGTATCGCCTGCTCAACCGCGTGACGCTGGCCGACGACCGGACGCTGATCCGCGCGCTCGATCTGGAGGCGGGGCGATGAGCGTGCCGGACGGCGCGCTGGCCGACGCCAAGGCCCTGCTGCGCGTGGATGCCGCCGACGAGGACGCGCTGATCGAGACGCTGATCGGCGCGGCGATCGGGGTGTGCGAGCGCTTCACCGGGCTCGCGCTGCTGGCGGCGGATCGGAGCGATGCCATCCCGGCCGTTCCCGGTCCGGGCTGGCAGAGGCTCCCCGCGACGCCGGTGACGGCGATCGGCTCGGTGGCGACGCTGGATATCGGAGCGGTGGCGACGCCGCTCGCGGTGGATGCCTACGCCATCGACATCGATGCGGCGGGAGACGGCTGGGTGCGGTTCTCGGCGCCGGTCTCGGCGTCGCGGCTGCTGGTCGGCTACCGGGCGGGCCTCGCGGCGGACTGGCCGTCGCTGCCCGAGGCCTTGCGGCAGGGGGTGCTGCGGCTGGTCGCGCATCTCTACGCGCATCGTGACGTCATGACGGACACGCCGCCGGCCGTGGTCGCGGCGCTGTGGCGGCCGTGGCGACGGATGCGGCTCGCATGAGCGGCGCGGAGTTCGCGGGCACGCTGGCCGAACGCGTGACCCTCCAGCGGCGCTCGGGCGAGCGCGACGATCTCGGCGCGGCGGACGGCGCGTGGAGCGCGGGCTTTGCCGTCTGGGCGGCGATGGCGCCGGCCACCCCGGCGGCATGGGGGCAGGGCGATCGGCCGGGGGCATCGCCGCGCTGGCGGGCGACGATCCGCTCCGGCGCCGACGTGCTTCCCGGCGACCGGCTGACCTGGCGGGGCGTGGCCCATGCCGTCCGCTCGGTCGAGGCCGATCCGGCGGCGTCCGACCGCCTGCTTCTCGATGTGGAGGAGGATCGATGACCGACTTCCCAGGCTTCGCGGCCGCCGTCGGCGCGGCGCTGTCCGGCGCGGAGATGCGCGCGGCGGCGGCGATCGCGTCGGAGGTGCCCGCCGATGTCGCCGTCTCGGTGGCGGAGGGCGGCATCCGGCTGGTCGGGCGGGCGTTGTCGCTGCGGTCGCTCACCGACGCGCGGCTGCGTGACTTCGCGAGGCTCGTCCGATGAGCGGCGCCGCGATCGCGCTCCAGCGCGCGCTGGTGGTGGCGCTCAAGGCCATCGGATTGCCGGTCTATGACGGACCGCCGGCCGATGCCGCCTGCCCCTATATCGCCATCTCGGATGGCTCGACGACCGACTGGAGCACCAAGACCGAACGCGGCCGCGAGCATCGCCTCAGCATCGCGATCTGGGACGACGGGCGGACGCCGGCGCGGCTCCACCAGCTTCTCTCGGATGCCGAGGACGCGATCGAGGCGATGCCGCGCGCGCTCGACGGGCAGCGGATCGTCAGCCTCGCCTTTCTCCGCGCCCGCGTCGTGCGTGACCCGGACGGGCCGTGGGCGGGGCGGATCGATTACCGTGTCCGTACCCTCGAACAATAGCTCTCCCCTCCCTGAAAGGGAGGGGCCGGGGGTGGGTCTGCCCCCGTATCGCGTTGCGCTCGCCTCGGACGAACCCACCCCAAACCCCTCCCTTCCAGGGAGGGGCTTCCACCTCAACTGCAAGGAGAATGCCCATGACCGCCGAAAGCGGCAACGCCTTCCTGCTCAAGGTCGGCGATGGCCAGCCCACGCCCGGCTACGCGACCGTCGCCGGGCTCCGCACCACCCAGCTCTCCATCGGCGGCGAGCTGGTGACGATCACCAACAAGGATAGCGGCGGCTGGCGCGAGCTGCTGTCCGGCGCCGGCACGCGCAGCGTCTCGGTGGCGGGGAGCGGTGTGTTCACCGGCTCGGCCGCCGAGACGCGGCTCAAGGCCAACGCGCTCGCCGGCACGCTCGACGACTATCAGCTCAGCTTCGAGAGCGGCGAGACGATGCAGGGGCGCTTCCTGCTCTCCAAGCTCGAATATTCGGGCGATTTCAACGGCGAGCGGGCCTACACGCTGGCGCTGGAGTCCTCCGGCCCGGTGGTGAACCAGTGAGTGCCCCGGCGAACCCCGCGCGCGGCGAGACCGCGCTCACGCTCGGCGATCAGACGCTCACTGTCCGCCCGAGCTTCCAGGCTCTGGTCGCGGCCGAGCAGGATGTCGGCCCGCTCTTCGCGCTGGTCGAGAAGGCGGCGGCGGGGCAGCTCACGCTCGCCGACACGGCGGCGCTGATCTTCCACTGCATCGTCGACAAGCCCGACGCGATGACCCGCGAGGCGCTGGGCGAGCTTATCACCCAGACCGGCCTCGCCGCGCTGACGCCGCTGCTGCGGTCGCTGCTCGGCCAGATCATCAAGGGCAAATGACGTTCGCGGAAACGGCGGCGCGGCTGGCGGGGATCGCCGGCGCGCTGGCCGGCTGGCGGCCCCACGAGTTCTGGGCCGCCACGCCGCAGGAGCTGGAGACGCTGCTGGCGGCGTTCGCGGGCGGAGGGGGGACGGGTCAACCGCCCCCCGACGCCTCCGTCATCGCCGCCTTGAAGGAGCAATTCCCCGATGGATGACACGATCGAGACGCTGATGGTCGGCGTGCGCGCCGACACCGCCGGCTTCGCGGCAGATGCCGCGACGATGCAGGCTTCGTTGCAGGGCGCGCTGGGCTCGGGCGCCAGCAAGGCGGCGACGCTGATCGAGAACAGCCTCGCCAAGGCGATCCGCACCGGCAAGCTGAGCTTCGAGGATCTGGGCAAGACGGCGCTCTCCGTCCTCTCCCAGATCGCCGCGCAGGCGGTGAAGAGCGGGCTTTCCACGCTGTTCGGCGGAAGTTCGGACAAGGGCGGCGGGCTCGTCTCGCTCGGCTCGGACGTGCTGGGCTCGCTGCTCGGGCTGCCCGGCCGGGCGACCGGCGGGCCGGTGTCGCCGGGCCGCGCCTATCAGGTCGGCGAGCGCGGGCCGGAGCTGTTCGTGCCGACCTCCGCCGGCAATATCGTCCCCGCTGGCGCCGCTCCGTCGCGCGAGGTGCGGGTTGCGATCAACGTCAACGCACCGTCGGGTGCGGAGCCGCAGGCGCTGGCCCGCTCCAGCCGGCAGGTGGCGCGCGCCGTCAGCCGCGCGCTGGCGCAGGCGGAGCGCTGAGCCATGGGCTACTGGCTCGCGGGCGACGGCGATGCGGAGCGGGCGCGGCGGCAGTCGGGCGGCTGGATCAAGCGCTTCGATCCCCGCTTCTGGACGGTCAACTTCCCCCGCCCGATGATGGCGGCGGTGACGACCACCGCGCCCGACGCGCTGCGCGTCGATGCGGTGTTCTACCGCACCGACGATCTCGCCGGGCTGATCTGGGACGCGGCGGACGAGGTCGATCACCCGCTGCTCCGCTACGAGACGGCGCGGGATTTCCGGGGCTGCACGCTCGCCTTCCACTGGCGTTCGGGGGGCATGATGCCGCTCGACGCGATCAACGGGCCGACGCTCACCATCGAGGGGCGGGACGCCTCGGGCGCCGCGCGGAGCTGGTATGTGCGGCTGTGGAACTATGCGAAGGGCGGAGTGCAGGACGCTGATATCCTGCTGGATTTCTCGAAGCTCTCGGGCGGTTTCCTGTTGCCGGGGCAGGCCGATCCGGTGTGGGCGGGCGATATCGACCGGATGTTCCTGTCGCTGGTGCCGCCGGGCTACACCGCCACGGCGGGCGAACTGGCCGCGCCCGCCGAAGCCTGGGCGGAGCTGACCGGCATAAGCTGCGCCGGCGCGGGATCGACGTTGGCGATCGGGGACGGGCTGGTGCCGCCCCACGGCGTTTCGATCGCGACCGGCTATGACGACGCCTATAACCAGACGCCGGCGCGGATGCTCAGGCAGGCGCTCCACCTCGGCTATCGCGGCGCGATCGATCATTATGTCGGGATGAGCCATTATTTCCGGCTCGAATGGAACGAGGGCGCGGGGCTGCACCTCATCAGCCTCGCCGGCGGCACGTTGAACGTCGCGGCGACGGCCTGGCATCGCGATTTCCTGAAGCGGGCGGCGGCGCTGGGCTTCTCCGTGATCCTGTCCATGTCCTACGAGCTGCTCGACCAGCATTGCTGGAACGACTGGAAGCAGCGGGCCGCGGACGGATCGCAGGCGCTCACCGGATGGGATCCGCCATCGACGCTGCTGTCCCCGGCGAATGCGGGGGCGATGGGCTATCTGCGCACGGTGGCGGGCGCCTTCGCGGCGCTGGCGGCGGAGGCGGGGGCGGTCCATTTCCAGCTTGGCGAGCCCTGGTGGTGGACGCGTGCCGACGGCACCATCTGCCTCCACGACGATGCCGCCCGCGCGGCGCTGGGGAGCGATGTCGACCGCGTCCTCTCCGTCGCCGGGCCGCTCGACGAGGGGCAGAAGGCGGTGCTCGACGCGGCGGGCGCGCTGCTCGCCTCGACCACCGCCGGGATCGCCGCGGCCGTGCGCGCCGTGGCGCCCTCCGCCGAGCTGCTGCTGCTCGTCTATCTGCCGACCCTGCTCGATCCTTCGATGCCGGAGCTGGTGCGTGCCAATCTGCCCGCCGGCTGGGCGAGCCCGGCTTTCGACCGGCTCCAGTTGGAGGATTATGACTGGGTGCTTGCCGGCAATGACGGCGCCAGCGCGCGGGGCGCGGCGGCGGCGGCCACGCGGCTCGGCTATCCGGTGGCGCAGCAGGATTATTTCTCGGGCTTCGTGCTCAACGCCCCCGATGCCGCCGCCGACTGGCCGCGCATCGCGGGCGCGCTGGAGGCGGCACGGGCGCGGGGCGTGCCGCGCCGCTTCGTCTGGGCGCTGCCGCAGGTGGCGCGCGACGGGTTCACTTATTTCGACGTGGGAGAGGGGCCGGTGCAAGCCTTCGACGATGTGGATTTCCCCCTGGCGCTCGGCCGCGATGCGAGCGTGACGCCCGCCTTCTCGACCGCGATCGTCACCACCGCCGCGGGCGCCGAGCAGCGCAATGCCGACTGGGCGGACGCGCGGATGCGCTTCGATGCCGGGCCGGGCGTGCGCTCGGAGGCGGATATCGCGACCTTGCTGGCCTTCTTCCGGGCGCGGCGGGGCGCGGCGCGGGCCTTCCGCTTCCGCGATCCGTTCGACTTCAGCTCGGGTGGGGAGACGCCTTCGCCCACCGATCAGGCGCTGGGGCTGGGCGATGGCGTCACCACCGGCTTCGCGCTGGCGAAGCTGTATGGGGGCGACGACCCACAGGTCCGGCCGATCACCCGGCCTGTCGCCGGGAGTATCCGCGTCGCGGTCGGCGGTGTGGAGCAGGCGGGCGGCTGGACGCCGATGCCCGGCGGCCGGATCGTTTTCGATACCGCCCCCGCATCGGGCACGGCGGTGACGGCGGGCTTCCTGTTCGACGTGCCCGTCCGCTTCGAGGCGGACAGCCTGGAGGTCAGCCGCTCCACCTTCCTCGCGGGCGAGGCGCCGAGCGTGCCGCTGATCGAGGTGCGCGAGGCATGAGCGGGCTCGACTGGCTCGGGCAGGAGCTGACCACGATGGCGCTGTGCTGGCGGCTCGACCGGGCGGACGGCGTGACCATGGGCTTCACCACGCACGATCGCACGCTCACCATCGGCGGCGTGCCCTACGGCGCCAGCCCCGGAATGCTGCCCTCGGCCGTGCGCCAGTCGGACGGGTTCGACGTCGACACGCTCGACGTCGACGGCGCGCTGACCGCCGACGCGATCACCGCCGACGATCTCGCGGTGGGGCGGTGGGACGGCGCGGCGCTCAGCCTGTTCGCGGTGGACTGGAGCGATCCGGCGGCCGATCCGCTCCCCATCGCGCGGGGCGAGATCGGCGACGTGTCGATCCAGGATGGCGCCTTCACCGCCGAACTGCGCGGGCCGACGGCGCTGCTCGAACGCCCGGTGGTGGAGCAGACCTCGCCCGACTGCCGGGCGTCGCTCGGCGATGCGCGCTGCCGGATCGACCTTGCCTTCCGCCAGCGGACGGCGCGCGTGGTCGCGGCGGCGGGTTCGCTGCTGACGCTTGATAACGCCGAGCCGTCGGCGGGGGCTTATGCCTATGGGCGGCTGCGCTGGCTGGACGGGGGGAATGCGGGGCTGTCGGCGCTCGTCGCCGCATCGGACGGCGTGACGCTGACGCTGCGCGATCCGCCGGCCTGTCCGGTCGAGGCGGGGGCGCTGGTCGAACTCACCGAGGGTTGCGATCGATTGTTCGATACCTGCCGCAACCGTTTCTTCAACGCCGATAATTTCCGGGGCGAGCCCTATCTTCCCGGCAATGATCTGCTGACCCGCTACGGCACCGGCGGATGAACCCCGCCGAGGCGCGGATCGTCGCGTCGGCGCGTGGCTGCGTCGGCGCGCGCTTCCGGCTGCACGGTCGCTCGGTGGAGGCAGGGCTCGACTGCATCGGCGTCGCGGCGCTGGTCTATGGCGTGGCGGAGCCGCCCGCCGGCTATGCGCTCCGGGGCGGTCGGCTGGCCGATCTGCTCGATGGCATCGCGGCGGCGGGGCTTCGTCCGGCCGATGGCGAGGCGAGGCCCGGCGACCTGCTGCTGCTCCGCCCCGGCCTTTTCCAGTTCCACCTCGCGATCCTCACCGATCGCGGCTTCGTCCACGCCGACGCGGGCCTCCGCCGCGTCACCGAGGCGCCCGGCGCGCCGCCCTGGCCGCAACTCGGCCATTGGCGCAAACCCTGAAAGGATATGCATGGCGACGCTCGTGCTCACCGCCGTCGGCTCGCTGATCGGGGGACCGATCGGCGGCGCGATCGGCGCTCTCGTCGGCAACTCGATCGACCAGGGCCTGTTCAGCCCCAAGGCCGCCAAGGGCGCGCGGCTCGACAGCCTCGCGGTGCAGGCTTCCTCCTACGGCACCGACCTGCCGCGCCTGTTCGGCACGATGCGCGTCGCGGGCAGCGTGATCTGGGCGACCGACCTCAAGGAGAGCGAGCAGACCTCCGGCGGCGGCAAGGGGCGGCCGAGCACGACCAGCTATTCCTATTCCGCCTCCTTCGCGGTGGCGCTGTCGGCGCGGCCGATCCGGGCGGTGCATCGCATCTGGGCGGATGGCTCGCTGCTGCGCGGCGCGGCGGGGGACTGGAAGGGGAGCATCGGCGCCTTCCGCCTCCATCCCGGCGACGAGACGCAGGCGGCGGACCCGCTGATCGCCGCCGCCGAGGGGATCGACGCCACGCCCGCCCACCGGGGCCTTGCCTATGCGGTGTTCGAGGATCTCCAGTTGGCGGATTTCGGCAACCGCATCCCCTCGCTCAGCTTCGAGGTGGAGGCGGATGGCGGCCCGGTGACGCTCGGCGCGATCGCGGCGGACCTGTCGGGCGGCGAGGTGGGCGGGGCGGACGGGCCTTCGCTGATCGGCTATGCCGCGACCGGCGACAGCCTGCGCGGCGCGATCGAGGGGCTGGCCTCGGCGCTGCCGGTCGCCTTCGCGGACGATGCGGAAGGGCTGCTGCTGGTCGACGAGAGCGCCGCACCCGTGCTGATCCCGGCGGCCGATCTCGGCAGCGCGTCCGACGGGAAGGCCGCGCCGCGCCTCAGCCTCGACCGGCAGGCGGCCGGCACGCTCAACGAAGCGCTGTCGATCAGCTATTATGATCCTGCGCGCGACTGGCAGATCGGCTCGCAGAGCGCCCGGCGCGAGGCGGCGGCGCGGCGCGTCGGGACGCTGAGCCTCGCCGCCGCCGTCGACGCGTCCGCCGCGCGCGGCATCTGCGAGGCGCGGCTGGCGCGCGAATGGGCGGGGCGGACCACCGCCACCGTCACGCTGCCATGGCGGCATCTCGATCTGGCCGCTGGCGCGCTGATCGAGCTGCCGGGCGAGACGGGCGCCTGGCGCGTCACCGAGCGCGCCTTCGAGACGATGCGGGTGACGCTCACCGCGCAGCGCCTGCCGGAATCGGTGAATGCCGGCCTGCCGCCCGCCAATCCCGGAAAGGCGCTGAGCCAGCCCGATCTGCTGGCGGGGCCGACCAGCCTCGCGCTGCTCGACCTGCCCTCGCTCGGCCATGACGCGCCATCGAGCGCCGCGCTGCTGATCGCGGCGGCGGGCGCCTCGACCGGCTGGCGCGGGGCGACGCTGCTGGCGAGCCTCGACGACGGCGCAAGCTGGCAGGCGATCGGGCAGACGGCTCCGCCGGCGGCGATGGGCACGGCGCGGACGGCGCTCCCGCCCGGCGGCGCGATGCTGCGCGACATGGTGTCGACGGTCGATGTCGAACTGCTCAACGATGCGATGGCGCTCGTGGGCAGCGACGCCGTGGGGGCATCCGCCTCGGCCAATCTCGCGCTGATCGGCGACGAGCTGGTCCAGTTCGCCTCCGCGCAGCAGATCGGGCCGCGCCTGTTCCGCCTCTCGGGCCTTCTGCGGGGGCGGCGCGGGAGCGAATGGGCGACGGCCGGCCATGTCGCGGGCGAAAGCTTCGTGCTGATCGAGCCGGACAAGCTCTTCTCCTGGACGCTTCCGGCCGGGCAGACCGGCGGGACGATCCGCATCGCCGCGAGCGGGATCGGCGACGAGGCGGCGAGCGAAGCGGATATCCTCTTCCAGGCCCGCGCCCTCCGCCCGCCCGCGCCGGCGGCGCTCACCGCGACGAGAGAGGCCGATGGCTCGATCCAGATCGGCTGGACGCGCCGGAGCCGTATCGGCTGGGACCGGCTCGACGACACCGACGCGCCGCTCGCCGAGGAGAGCGAACGGTATCGCCTCACCGCCGGCCGCTCCGGCCCGGCACCGCTGATGCTGGAGACGGCGATCCCCTCGGCGACGCTTTCGGCCGCCGATCTCGCGGGGCTGGGGCAGGGCGCGCTTTTCCTGTCGGTCGCGCAGGTGGGCACCAGTGCCGCCTCGCTGCCGCCCGCCACCTTCACCTTGCCGCTGGGAGACTGAGATGTCCGACGCCACCGCCCGCCTCGCGCTGCCCTTCATCGCGCCCGGTCAGGCGCAGAAAGAGCTGTTCCACAACGAAGCCCTGACCCGCATCGACGCGCTGCTTCAGGCCGCGGTGGAGGCGGTGGCGGTGGACGACCCGCCTTCGGCCCCGGTTCCGGGGCAGTGCTGGATCACCGGCGCGGCCCCCACGGGCGCATGGGCCGGTCAGCCGGATGCGCTGGCCAGTTGGACGGAGGGCGGATGGCGCTTCGTCGCGGGCAGGGCGGGGATGATCCTTTGGTCGAATGCCGACAAGCTGTTCGTCTGGTTCGATGGCGCGCTGTGGAGGATGGGCGATGTCGTCGCCCAGCGGGTTATCGTCGGAGGACGGCAAGTGGTGAGTGTGCAACAGTCGGCCATCGCGGACCCCGCCGGAGGAACCGTTTCGGACGCAGAATCGCGGGCTGCGATCGTTGCGATCCTCGCTGCGCTCAGAAACCACGGTCTCGTCGCGATCTGA